ACTCAAATCGTAGACCAGTTCATAGTTTTCAGTGAGTACATAATAACCAGTAAGATCTTTACCATTGTCTAGCCACCCATAACTGATAACCCGTTCATTGACATCACGCAAATCAATTTTCTTATCCGTGTTGAGATAGTGGTTGAAACGTTGGTGAAGGTTGATCATTTGACCTCGAAATTTAATTTGCGAACTTTGCGTTTGCGTCGTTCCTCTTGGTATTTTAGGTCAGCATTTGACAATATTGAACTGTTCTTAATATTATCTACAGAATTGAGCAATACAACTTTAGACAAATCAACAGCAGTAATTTTATCACCTGTAATTGTGGTCATGTTTGAGCAACCACATGACTGTGTTTTATTATTAGCAACCAACTCCCTGTTGCATTCTTTGCATCTTACGGATACCATTTGTTTTCATTTAACCTCCTTGATATGGGAAATACTGGATTCGAACCAGTGACTTATTGCTTGTAAGGCAACCACTCTACCGCTGAGTTAATCTCCCTGGAGCGGGTGATCGGACTCGAACCGACGACATTCAGCTTGGAAGGCTGACGTTCTACCACTGAACTACACCCGCAAAAAATCATTCAACAGAATGAATATACATGTTGAATGCAAAAGTCTTTCTCATTATATCAGACTTATGCACCGATACACCATGATAAATGTGAGAAGGGAACAGAATAAGATCACCAGTAGAAAGCTTAGGTCTATAGGTATCTTGTGCTGTCATACTACTTCCACATTCTTGTTGTGGAAAAACTTTTCGTATCCAAGCATCTGGATAATCAGAACTATGTCTGTCTAAGAAGTAGAACTGTGCGAAGTTTACTCCAGAGTTCATGATGAATACAGCAGACACATCTTGAAAATGTGAATGTGCTTCTTGGAAACTTCCTTTATTATAGCATGAAATCCATCCACCAGCGTCTAATTGATAATTAATTTTGACACCAATGTCATCGGAGAATTTTTTGAGGCATGGACTAATATAAGATTGAATCCATGAGATGTCATCAAGCATTTTGACATCTACACTACAAAGATCATTCCACCCACATTCATTATTAGTGGAGGTTTCTAATTTCTCCTCAAGTTTGGAAATTAATTCTTTGTATTTTGGAACTCTATACTGACCAAAGAAAGGTCCATAAAATAATCTATTAAGCACCAGTCCACATAGTATTAGGATCAAACTTGGGTTTGGAAACCTCTGCCCAATCTTTCTCAAAGATTTCCATGCCTTTATCAGTGAGAATGTGGTTGTACATATCCTCAAAGACTTTAGGTGGCATCGTTACAACCTCAGCACCATTGTACCAAGAACGAACAGCACGTTGAACAGTGCGTATAGAAGCAGAAAGAACCTGAGTCTTTACTCCTTGGACTTGATAAAGTCCTGCAATAGACCTCAGTACTTCGAGTCCTGCGACTGATTGGTCATCGAGTCGTCCCACAAACGGGCTGACATAAGTAGCACCTGCCTTAGCAGCAAGAACTGCTTGAGCAGCAGAAAAGATGAGCGTGACATTTGTTTTGATACCGTCTTGAGAAAGATAACGACATGTCATCAATCCATCGTGAGTGCAAGGGATCTTGATGGTAGCAACATCACCAAACTTTTTGCTAAGACGACGACCTTCTTCCAGCATCTCAGTCCAGTTACCCATGACTTCCATGCTGATGTCTTTGACACCAATCTTTACGATCTCTTGGTAGACTTCTTCTGGATCTTTACCACTCTTCATAATAAGAGTGGGGTTGGTAGTAACACCATCAACCAGACCAGTGTTAAAATGCCGTGCGATTACTCCTGTGTCAGCAGTATCGAGAAAGATTTTCATGACAATGATTTCTCACTTGCATATTATATAGCCTAATCTCTCTGACGCCAATCATCTGGTTTATCTCTTGTAAACCAATCTACAATTTCATCAGCAGATTGAAACCCCGTTGAGTGATTAGATGGGTCGGGGTCTCCTAGTCCCATCTTATTCATAAAATCGTCAAGACCACCTTCCTCCATATCTGGATTAGCAGCTTGTCGTCTTGCTTTGTTCAACCATTCTCTAGCAGTTGTATTGGCTTTTGCCAACTTCTCTGCCCAGATCATATCTTCTAACCCTACGTCTTTCCCTTCAGCAATACAACTGCAAATGGATTCCAGTCTTTTCCGATATTGAGTTGACAACATACAGCAAACTCTCCAATAAGGATTAGTTAACATAACCCTTTGTTCACCTTATATTTAGAGCCACAAGTCGGACTTGAACCGACGACCTACGGTTTACAAAACCGTTGCTCTATCCAGCTGAGCTATAGTGGCAAGGCTCCTCCACCTGGGCTCGAACCAGGGACATGGTGATTAACAGTCACCCGCTCTACCGACTGAGCTATAGAGGATTACGGACGTTTTTCTAACATGTATTCAACTGTGGTTGCGATGTCATTCATTGCTGTTCTAAGATCTGGTCTTTGACCAGATTCCATCCAGCAAGTAGTACGACGACCGTCAGTTAAAGTCCATCTCCATAGAGACATACTTGAACAATACCACAGTTTAATATTCATGTGCTCCCTTTTCAAAGACATAGTATCTAGGAAAGATGGAGCAACGTCTCAGGAGGGATTCGAACCCCCGACCAACTGCTTAGAAGGCAGATGCTCTATCCTGCTGAGCTACTGAGACAACGGAGAGAGAGGGATTCGAACCCTCGTAGAGGTTACCCCCTAACAGCATTTCCAGTGCTGCTCCTTCAACCACTCGGACACCTCTCCAAGTGATAGGTATATTATATATCAGAATGCCTGAGAAGTCAAACAAGAACTAGCTTCTTTACATACTGATAAGAGTAATGCTCACGATTACCCTTGATACCCCAACCTAACCAATAGTAGGCACCCACCATATACTGATGAACTGGTTGTCCACGTCCTTCAAACTCGGGAAGAATACTTTGGAATTGAGACTCATTAATCATGTAACGAGTCTGACCTTCAAGTGAGGAAGGATCGCAATTATACTTCCTACAAAAAGATCCAAGACCATTATACCGTGCAACAGTGGTCCATTGAATTAGACCATATCCACCACGACGACATTGATGATAGGGAACAATAGCACCACCCTCACATACATTAGGACGGAACCCAGACTCAGATTTAATATTCCCCATGATCGTTGCCAAAGCATTACGATCAGAAATATTTGTCCTTTCTTGCAGTGTCTTCAAAACATACTGTTCATTAGGATTGCAACCAGGACATTGCCAGGTCTTCTCCACAACTTCTAACTTGATTGCCTTCTTCTCATTGACAGTTACATCAACGGGAGGAGGATTCTTAATTTCACTGATGCTTGGATATGCACAAGCAGCAACGGGAATAGTCAGAACAAGTGGAGCAAGTAATTTCTTAAGCATTTAGATCGTTGAATTCATCATCCACTTCGGTGAGTGGCACAAAGTAGTCCTTGCGATAGTACCTGCCAAGAATGTTACTATTGTAGTATGCAGGGGTTCCATCTGTCAAGGACTCGGTAAGGACATTATGAAGGAACAGTTGCCTAGTCTCTTCGAAATTGACCTTACCTTGGGTCTTATGTAGGCTCAGTATTTCTCGTTTGAAAGCAGAGTTCCCCAACTCTTTTCTTTCAGCATTAAGCTCATCAGAGCTGCCATAGTATTTTTTCCAGTCACTTTCAGACGTAACCTTTCTGTTTCCACCTCTAGGCTTTCTACGTTGCCAGAAGTATTTCCTTCCGATGTACTTCTTCCCGTTGGTGAGATTGGTAATACGGTAAACAAACCCAAAGTAGTCCCCAATACAGCTCCCGTCAAAATAGGACCCGTTATATTCCCAGGGATTTTCATAATCGCACATCCATGTTTCTTAATGATATTAGATATTATTTATCTTCAACCCTGACAGAGTTATTCTACTCATAAAAAAGCACCCTGTCAAGGGTGCCTTAAGGTTATGTTAGAGGTTATCAACGACCCATTGCTTTCTTACGAATGGTAGCAAAGTAGATCTTCTTACCTTCTTCTTTACCATACTGCTTCTTCATAGAAGCCTTCATGCCAGAGTCATCATACTTCTTCTTTAACTTCTCTTCCTTTGCTTTGTCGGCAGCAGTCATCTCTCTTTCGGTCAAGATGTTTTCGATCTCTTCCTCAGTGAGTTCCATCATGACTTCTTCTGCTTCATCGATAGAGCATACGTCGTGCTCCAGGAGATAGTCCAGAACGATGTCAAACTGAGTGTCCTCACCCAACTTAGTAGCAGCAGCTCCAGCAACGTTAGAGACCCCTCTAGCAGTCTTTCCGACTGCTTTCTTCAGTCCAGACTTGATGGCACTACCAACTCTTCTGAGAAGACCTCTCTTGCGGGTCTGGGTGCCACTGTCAGAAGATCCACCACCAGAAGAGGAAGACCCACCACCAGAAGAACTACCACTAGAAGCAGGCTTCTGACCACCACCACGAACATCTTTCAATAGAGAATCAAGTTTACCCTTTGTACCATCATCAGAAGAAGACTTTGCTTGAGGCTTGGTCTTTGCCATTGCCTCTCTCTTTGCCTTGATACGTCCTGCTTCGAAACCACCCTTGGCAGCACCAGCAACCTCACCTGCGGCAGCAGCACCCTTAACGGCAGCTCTCTTGGCAAGAGAAGCACCACCTCTAGCAGCTGCTCCAACTGCCTTAGCAGCAGTGCCAGCACCCTTCTTAGCAGCACTAGCAGCTTTCTTTGCTGCTTCGGCAGCACGACCACCAGCAGCACTGCCAGCAGACTTAACGGCACCAGCAGCCTTCTTCATAGCACCCATGACCCTTGCCTTTCTTTGAGCACGGGCATTTGCCTTGGATGTAGCAACAGCAGAAGCATAACGATCTGCCTCCATCAGCATATCATCAAAGTATTCTGCTGCTTCAGTCAGGATGTCCTCCTGTTCCATCTCTTCAAAGATGTCGAAGGCAAACTCCAGCAGCTCCTCTTCAGTGATTTGATCGAAGATGGGATCATTCAGAAGGGCATCGATATCAAATGCTTCAGACTTGTTACCCCAGTTGGCAGCACCTTTCTGACGGCACTTGACCAGAGCACCAGAGGCATAAGCAGAAGGCCAAACGTCGTATCTTGCTTTTACTTTCTTGTAGCAAGCATCTTTCTTGCCTTCTTCCTCTTGGATTTCTACTTCTTCTTTCTTAGTCTTTTCCTTTTCAATACGAGCAGACATCTTACGAATCTGGTCGATACTCATGTTACCCATACCAGTGAATCCATCCTTGGAAGGATCTGGTTGTTTCTTGGAATCATCCTTGGAACCACCAGCAGCACGGGCAGCACGACGGTTCTCATCAACCTGCTCTACTTCTTCCTTGTAGTTGTCTCTTGCCTTCTCGTCACCCATTTTAGCAAATCTTTCTCTCTCCTTCTGAGAAGAGATAGCACTTACGATCTTGGCAGACTTGGTTTGTGCTTCTTCTTTCTTTTTGCCTTTAGAAGACAGAGAAGTACGTGCCAGGTTTCCAGCACGGCGATACATTGCTGCTTCTTTTTTCTTGCCGATGGGTTTGTAACCTTCTTCAACTTCAGTCTCTTCGTTAGCAGGTTGAACTACACCCTTTACAACTTTCTTAGTTCCCTTTACAACACCGCTAGCTGCAGCACCGACACCTTGAGCAGCACCACCAGCTGCTTGTCCTACACCATGAAGTGCATCACCAACAACTTTTCCAGCAGCCGCAAGTGCTGCCTCATTAGTCTGAGTTACATCACCCTTGAGGGAAGCATCGGTGGCACCACTACCACCAGCAGGTCTCTTCTTTCTACCTCTGGGGTTGTACTCACCAGCAGGACCTTCAGCATCCTTCTCAGGTGCCTTGCATCCAGGTCTCAGATAGGTGGCATTGTTCTTGGAATACTCAAGCAGTTTGAGAGCAATCGCAGCAGCCTGTCTCTTCTCACCAGACAGAGCATTCTCACTCAGTCTTGGGTTGACTGCCTTCAGAGCAATCTTAAACTTGGTAGCAAATGTCTCATCTTCAAACATGTTGGCAAGTGCCTGCTCAGGCAATGCCTCTACAATATTATCTACTTCTCTGGCATTAGAAACATATCCTTCATCGATAAGGAATCTTGAAATGTTCAGGAATGCTTCACAGATCTCCTCGTTCATAGCAGAGAGTCTCTTCGCATAGAAAGACTCTCTACGAACTAGTTGATAAAATCTTTCGTTATAATCGTTAGGCGACATGTCCCTATCAATAAAGTTCTTCTCACTCTATTTATAGATTCCATCCCGTAGGTACTCTAAGGTAGTTGGTTGCCTATCGATGAAACGACATAGATCATTATATCTATTGTTCCATCTATTCTTCTTAATATTCATATCCTTTTCAATATACCTACCATACCTGTTGATCAAATCCTTCTTCATATCTTCTTTATCATACCCAAGTGGTAGGACCTGAGCACCAAAAGCAATATAGGGAAGACCAGTAAAAATAGTTTTCCATCCACCCTGTAGGAAGAAGTCACTTACTTCATATTCTTTTTCTTCGGTGAGATGCTTCCAGTAAGGTGTGTCGTTTCTATGAGAGCAATAGTAATGTGCTGCTATGAAACCAGACATTCCAGTCATGACACCCTTACACACAGTATTAAGTGAGTCTCTGTCAACAGATCCGACTACACCATTCCTTCTGTCTAATACTGTGACTAGATGTTTAATGACCTCATGAGTAGACAGTAGACCAGTTGACTCAAGTGGTTCTAAGAAACCATAAGAAAGTCCGATAGCAACTACATTCTTTTCCCATGCCTTCTCATGAATGCCGTGTCTAAACTCAATATGTCTACACTCAACATCATGAGGATGAGCATTGATGTGCTCTCTGAACTCTCTCTCTGCTTCTTGTGGTGATTGGAACTTATCCGAATAGACATATCCCTTGCCCATCCTTGACCATAGGGGAGTGGTCCATACCCATCCACTACTCAGACCATAACAGTTAGTATAGTTCTTAAGTTCTTCTTCTTTGTTCTCATAGAGAACTCGTGCGACAACAGCACGATTGTTGATCAGATTATCAAACTCATTGAACTGTACACCAAGAGTCTGCTCTAGGAGCATTGACTTGAATCCAGTACAGTCAATATAAAGGTCTGCTTGGATAGCATATCCACCTTTCGTGACCAGGCAGTCGATACCATTATCACCCACTACAGGTTCTACGGTATCTTGGATATGTTCTACTGCTCCTACACAGATTCTATCCCTCAACCACCTAGCAAACTTGGACGCATCAAGGTGATATGCTGTATATCTTACGATGTCATCGAACAATTTGTTCGATTCTGCTACTGTCGTCAGGTTGTTGTAGTATTTTTGGAAGCTCAGTGGATCACTAAACTCCTCATGGAAACATGATAGAGCAAAGATATCATCGAATCCATTTTCCTTATCGGAAAGTTCTACAGGACCAAACGGATAGTGTATGGTCCTCTCATCATTGTAGAGAAAGTTTTGAAAACCGATCGAAGTTTTATAGGTAGCATCACATTCTGCCATCCAGTCTTCATCGGAGATGCCAATAAAGTCTAGAAAACTACGGAACTGTTCTAGTGTAGATTCACCAACACCAATAGTAGGAATGTCAGTGCTCTCGATAATAGTTACTTGAATCTTTGGCAATCGTTTTACCAAAGCAGCAGCAGTCAACCATCCAGAGGTGCCACCTCCGACAATACAGATTTTCTCAACTTTCATTTTGTAGAATTGTACTTATATTTCAGTGCCTGCAATCTCCAAGCTTGCGATAGACTACGGGGTCCATGTCTCAGAAGATTTCTTTCTTCTTCTGACAGGACCCACCTATCCATCATGTCTTGTTTCCAATCAAAGTTGGAATCCTGAGAAGGTGTCTTTTTTGACATCTTGTTTAATACCACCAATCATGTACGATTCTACTTCAGTTTCTTGTGGAGCAACCTGAAGACCTTTGGAAGAAATCCAGTGCTCGGTCCAAGGAAGAGGATTGTTCTTGGCAGAAACATCGTAGAGTGGTTTCATTCCAAGTGCCTTGAGACGACGATTAGCAATCCATTCGACATACTGGCACAGCAGTTTATCATTGAGACCAATCATAGAACCTTCTTTGAACAAATACTCTGCCCAACGACGTTCTTGATTGACACAGTTTTTAAAGGAATCGTACAACCAATCCTGCTCTTCATTCCAGATCTTTTTCATCTCTGGATCATCACCTTCTTTCCACTTGTTAAGAATGTTCTGAGTGATGACTAGATGTTGGTTCTCGTCTCTGGCAATAAGAGAGATGATTTTAGCCGATCCCTCCATGAGCTTAAGTTCTCCAAATGCAAACGAACATGCGAAGGAGACATAGAATCTAATTCCTTCCAGAATGTTGACTGTTGCGACTGCTTTGAAGAGTTTGCGTTTGAGTTCATACCTTGCTTGTTTTGCGTAGTCTACATCTTCTAAAGCATGTACCCACTCCTGGGAGTTGTCATACTCATGAGCAGCATTAATGAACTCATCATAAGCAGCAGTTACGGATGCTGCTCTTTCCATGATCTGTGGGTCTGACAAGATTGTGTCAAATACTTCAGAGGTATTGGGATACACGTTCTTGATGATGTATGTGTAAGAACGTGAGTGGATCATTTCCATGAACTCCCACACACCCATACATGCTTCCAGTTCGGGAAGAGAACAGTAGGGAGTGAAAGCCATACCAGGACCACGACCCTGAACAGAGTCAAGCATAATCTGATACTTCAGATTGGAAGTAAAGATATGCCTCTGTTCAGGACGTAGTGTTTGATAATCGGATCGATCTTTTTGGAGGGAGACCTCTTCAGGTCTCCAAAAGTAAGAGAGTTGTTGTTGAGTAAGTTTTTCAAATACTGGATACTTATATGAATCGTACCTTTGAACTCCAAGAGGTTTACCAAAAAACATTGGTTGTTTCTTGGTATCCACCTCTTCTGCATTGAAGACTGTCATCGATTCGACAGATGTGCCTTCTTTGGAATTCTTCTTAAACTGCACAGGACTCACAGGTTTCCTCCTCGGTAGATAAAATTTCGTTTAGGATGCTATCCAGTTCTTGGTTTTGTTGAGTCTCTTCTACTTCATCTGACTTAAGATCGTGGGTGTTTTGATAGTAGCTGGTTTTCCAACCGTACTTATATGTAGTTAGAAAATCATTTGCCATCACACTCACGGGCACTTCATTGTCGGGGTAGTTTTCGGGGTTGTAAGACCAGTTTCCACTGATGGCTTGATCGAAGAACTTTTGCATGACTGCGACCACATTAATATAGCCGCTATTGTTAGGCATATCCCAAAGTAAAGTGTAACTATTTTTAAGAGAGTTGTACTGTGGAACAATCTGTTTAAGGGGTCCCTTTTTGCTCTTCTTAATGGACAGGTAGCCTCTAGGAGGTTCGATTCCATTTGTTGCGTTTGACACAACGGAACTGCTCTCAGAAGGCATTTGTGCGGACAGAGTGCTGTGTCTGAGTCCATAGAGTTGGATTGCTGCTCTAAGATATTCCCAATCATACTTTAACTCATGAGGGACGATTTCGTCAACGTCCTTCTTGTATGTATCAATGGGCAGAACACCCCTAGAATACTTGGTTTGTTCGAATCCTTCACAGGGTCCTTTCTCTCTTGCAAGTTCACAAGAAGACTTGAGAAGAGAGAACTGGAAGACTTCGGTAAGGTCATGGACCAGTTGCCATGCTTCTGGTTGGTCATACTTGACACCATGCTTAGCAAGGTAGTGTGCCAGACCGATGAATCCAATGCCCAGAGAACGACGTGCAAGGGTGCTCTTCTTGGCAGCCTCTACAGGATAGTTCTGGTAGTCAATCAACTCTTCCAGACCCCGTACAGCAAGGTCACAGAGTTCTTCCAGATCTTCCAGTTGCTTCAGTTTACCAACATTGATGGCAGACAGAATACACAGAGCAATCTCACCTTCACCATCAATATGCTCAATGGGATCTGTAGGCAGGGTGATCTCCTGACACAGGTTACTCATATTCACCTTGTCATCAAAAGAACTGTGAGAGTTACAGTGGTCGATGTTCATGATGTACAAACGACCAGTCTCAGCACGTTCCTTCAGAAGGTCCAGAATGAGTTTCTGAGCTCCGATAGTCTTTCTTGGAATAGATGTATCTCGTTCATAACCCACATATAACTCGTCAAATCTATCAGTGCCAAAAGCATCATACAGACCAGGAACATCATGGGGAGAGAAGAGGGTGATGTCTTCGTCTTTGATGAAACGTTCATAGAACAGTTTGCTGATTTGGATACTGTAGTCTAACTTACGAACTCTGTTGTCTTCAGTTCCTTTATTATTTTTTAGGACAATGATGTCTTCGATTTCTTGGTGCCAGATTGGGAAGTGGACAGTTGCCGATCCACCTCGGATGCCATTTTGAGTGCAGCATCGGACAGTGCTTTCAAACTTTTTGAGGAAAGGGATAACACCTGTGTGCTGGACTTCTCCACCTCTGATCTTAGCGTTGATGCCACGGATTCTGCCTGCGTTGATACCGATGCCCGCCCTTTGTGCAACATATCTGCCGATAGCCATATCAGAACTAAAGATGCTATCGAGGGTGTCATCAACATCAACAAGAACACAGCTAGCAAATTGTCGAAGTGGAGTTCGCACTCCCGCCATGATAGGTGTGGGAATGTTGATTTTGTGTTTCGAGATGGCATTGTAGTACCTACGAACGTAATCGAGTCTAGTCTCCTTAGGATACTTGGCAAACAGAGTTGCCGAGATCAGCATATACATGAACTGGGGAGTTTCGTAAATGTCCCCATTGCTACGATCCTGTACCAAATATTTATCGACAACCTGCCTCAAACCAGCATAGGTAAACAGATAGTCACGATCATGATCGATACATGTTTGCAACTTGCTAAACTCTTCCTCAGTGTAAGAAGTAAGAATAGCACTGTCATAGATTCCTGCCTCAACACACTTTACAGTGTGACTGTAAAGATCAGGAGTCTCATGCATACGACCATACAACTGCTTACGAAGGGCAAACAGAAGTAGACGGGCTGCAACAAACTGATAGTTTGGAGTCTCTAAATCAATCAGATCACTGGCAGCACGGATCAGAATCTCTTGGATCTCTGCCGTTGTAATGCCGTCATAGAACTGAATACCAGACTTCATCTCAACTTGACTGGCAGAGACACCTGCAAGACCCTTACATGCCTCATCTACCATCTTATGCATCTTATCTAAATCAAGAGACTCAATGCGACCGTCTCTCTTCTTAACCTTGATCCCGTTGCTCATACCTTTTTCCAATCGTTAAACTTTAACTGTGCTTCTAAACCTTTGTAAGTATTTGATTCTACTATAGACTGAACATCATGTCCAGCAAGAACCATGTCGTTGATGTCTTTTTCTTTTATGTTACTTGGCCAGATGACGACTCGTTCTCCTGCTGATATGCATTTGCTAATGCGATTGACAATCTCTTTATTACGGGGTTCATTATCGTAAACAAAAATAAGATCGTTTCCTTCAAGACAACTAACGTCACCGTCACTGCCACATAGAGCCACACTATTGTTGAGGAAAGTGCTGTCAAAGGGTCCTTCGACCACGTAGACAGGTAACTCTTTGTCGATGTCATCAAGTCCATAGATTTTTGGTTCATCTTCATCAAGCATGATGGTAATATATTTAATCGAGTTCTTTTTTAGAGATCTTCCCTGAAACCCGATTAGGTTTTTGTTTCGATACAAAGGGATTATAATCCTAGGCTCTTCAAAAACATTTGGTCCAAAAGTTTGTTTGTATGAGTTAACAAACTCTTTGAACTTCTCAGCAAAATAGAACTTCTTTGGATCGATTCTACGTTGTTCAAGATACGATTTACCACACTCCACCTCAGAACATAGAGGGAGAACGATACTGGTCTTGAATACAGGTTTCTTGAAATCAAACTTAGGTTCTTCGACACAAGTAGCCCTTCCTGTCAGACCTTCTTTAAACCTCTCCATGATATAAGACTTGTGCATTGTGGTGTCCAACTTCTTTAAGAAGTTGTTAAAAGTCATGGACGCACCACAGTTATGACACTTGAAGTTTGTGTCATTTTTTAATTGATAGATGTAACCTCGTGCCTTATTCTTGTTACGTTGAGAGTCACCACAAATAGGGCATCGAAAATTATAAAGACCAGCCTTTACCCTCTTGAATTTCTGGAGTCTAGAAGAAATAAGACCGACGTATTTGGAGTCAATTAGATTCATTCACCAGAGCGATGCCTGGTGTCATCATACTCGCACTTACGGGGGGTGTCAAGAGTCTGATGATGGGTGGAGCCACTTGTAATACTGTCACAATAGTAGCGATGACAGCAGTAGCACCGATAACGAACCGTGTGTTCCTATCGGTTTTCTTATTCAGTTCTTCAATCTTTTCATCCAATTGTTTGAACATACGATCATCATACTTCTGATGATCTTTGATCATTTGGATTATAGCATCATTCACACGCTCACCTTCATCTAAACGATTTTCATGGCGCTCAAGGACAATAGCAATCTTGTTACTATTGTCCGAGATTGTAGAGACTGCTCGCTCAAGTTTGTCAAGCATCTCCTTGGAGAGATCTTCATAAATGTTGAGTTTCGATTCAAGAACTGCTAACTTTTGAAGACCAAATGCCATTTTACTTTTGCTGCCAAAGTTTTCTATAACCCCGACCGTAAATATATTTTTTCTTCTTCTTTTTTACTGGTGGTTGATCTGGAGGAAGACCTGCAATCGCACCACTGCTAGCATTGTTTGTGGGAGCACCAGCAAACATACCACCTTCTTCGTGGAAGTAATCTACGATTTTTTGCAGTCTTTTATCCATCAGATTAACTGTAGTTGCTCTAAGCAATACACATCCTCTTGTATAGTATTTAGATCAGAACGAGGATGCTCTGGTATTCTATTTAAGAACATCAGAAAACTCTTTGTAGATGACCACAACTCTTCGTCCAGTTTAAAAAATAATAAAGGAACTGCGGCATCACCAAATACATTAAAAAGAACAATCAGGTGGTTGAGGATTAAATGAGTCCTCAACTCACCCGTGTTCTTATATCTCTTCAGTAACCTTTTGACGTACTTGATTCGTTTCAAGTCATCTTCAAAGTCTTCCTTCGTAATTGCCTGAGGATTTTCGTAATTTTTAATGGCAAAGAGGAGATAGTTATTATCATTCAAATCATCAAATCTCATTTAATCAGACATCAGTAGGATAAGGAATGTTACCTGTCGAAATACCAGACATGGCAACAAGAGTCTCAGACTTTACTCTCAGATTACCGTGCATATCAATGTAGGTCGTAACACCAACCCATCCAGCATGTGCCAGATCGTATTGTGTTCCGTCATGATCTGCTGTAGCAGTACCATAGACCAGAGAATCTTCTGTGCCGTAGCTGTTCTCACTGAACTTAGAATCAAGAACAGTGTACTTAGGAAGTTCACTTACATAGTAACTGGTAGAACCAGCACCATACAAAGCAGGTGCCAGACCAGCAGTAGAACCAATGGTCAGAATCAGGTCACTGGTAATACCAACAACGGTAGCATCACCATAATATGTTCCTACTCCACCACGGACACCGAAACGGATTACTTGTCCAACCGAAATGTCGGTGGAGAAAGTAGTACCTGTACCAGTAACAGTATTACCAGAGAGGCTTACGGTTCCAAAGGTCGTGATGTTATCGTCGTTACCCCAGAGAGCCATGTCTTAACTCGCAATTACGTTTTATCTGAAGATATTTATAATCAACCAGCTTCTCGGGTTCTGATTGCCTTAGCAACAGCCTCAAGAAGTTTATCGTCTGCATCGGTTTTGGTCAGTTTAACTGCCTTACCTAAGATGTGCAAACAGATCTCAATCAGTTTTTCACCAAGTTCTGCATCGTCGGGAATCTTGGCAATAGCAGCATCGATAACTTTTGATGCCAAAGGAAGTAGAAATGCCGTCATGATTTTAATGGCAAGTGCGCTCTATTTAGACATCTCATCAAGAGAAATCTTTAGTATTGTATACACACAATAAAGAGTGCCTGCCAAACCAATGGCAAGCACTAGGATTACACTCCAGACAGGTTCAGTAGTAATAACCTGTTCAGGGAGAGTCATTTACTTCTTC